TACACCCAAGTGGGTGGAAACGCCGTGGTTGTGATTCACAACAAGATATAGTCTATTCTGCATAGCGATATGCAGCAGTTCAAATCGAACGGGTAAGGTGTAACGAGCCTTATCGAATACGAAGAACAGCCTATGAGCTACGTCAAGAAGCACTAGAAGTAGAAGCTGCAATGGGGGGTGCATTCTCAATACTAGCAGAGACTCTACAATTACCGTTGAGTTATCTGCTTATACAAGAGGTAGACCCTAACCTAATACAATCTATACTAGAGACTTCTGGTAAGACGTACATAGGAATTAACACAGGTATTAGTGCATTAGGTAGAGCAACTAAGGTACAGAACATACTACAGGCTTTAGAGGAGGGTAGGGCTGCTGTAGAGCTTGCTGGTGTAGCAGACTACAGAGTAGACCCACAGAAGTTGATGGATTTAATCTATCAAGGTAGGTCAGTAAACCCAACCGAAATATTAAAGTCAGACCAGCAGTTACGTGAAGAAGCAGAAGCAGAACAACAGCAACAAGAAGCAATGGCACAGATGCAACAAGCACAGGCTGCTGCAAACTTAGGTGCTGCTGAACAAGACTTAGGAGTTTAAATGTCAGAACAAGCTAGTACAGAATCTACAACTACAGCGACCGCTGCACCTTACGGAGACCCCGTAACTGCACAACCGGCTGAAGTCTCAAACACTCCCCAAGTTAATGATACCACAGGAACGGCACTAGAGACTATACAACAAAAGCTAGATAGTTTCTTAGCCGCAGTAGGTACAGGGAAGCAACAAGGTGAACCTACAGACGATGTAGATGCACAGAAGGAAGCTTCACCAACACGACCAGAGGGTGGTTTAAATGACATTACCGCTGACGAATTAGGTGACCCAGAGGTAGCTCGATTCGTTCGACTACTAGATGCACACTACCCTAACATCGATAGGGAGCGTGTGTTAGGTAGAGCTATTGAGTTTGGGGACCCAAGCTACATAGATACTGGATACCTCCGAGACGTGGCTGGAGATCATGCTGATATATTAGAGGGGTACTTTACAGACGTTGTTGAGCGTTACGGTAATGCTGTAGAGACAACTGTAAAGGAAATCTATGAAGCCGCTGGGGGTGAACAGCAGTGGGGGGTTATACGTGATACATTCACACGACATGCCCCAGAGTCTGTAAAGTCCATAGTGCGGCAACTTATAGATTCTAAAGACCCAGCAGAGGTTAAGCAAGGTTTAGAGTTTATATTTGATTACTCTGCTAAGGTTGGTTTAGTAGATACACCAGCTAAGCGGGTAGGTACTTCAGGAAATGCTGGTGCTGGTTTATCTGCCGAGCAGTTCAGAGCAGAAGTACGTAAACTAGGTGGGCGTAACCGTGACCCACGTGGCTATGACAAAGCAGTTGAAGCTTTGAAACAGCGTAGAACTTTAGGTATTGAAATAGGTTTATAACAGGAGAACTAAATGGCAGATACGCCTTATAAAACTACCTTGACCCGTAACTGGTGGACAGGTTCACAAGCAGACTACGATGCACATATAGAGTTGTATCGTAACGAGATCGATCAGAGTTTTGATACACAGTCTCTATTTAGGGCACGTAACCTTTCAGAGGTTGTTAGTGTAGAGGGTAAGTCTAACACTTATCGTATTGACCAGTTAGGTGCTGCTAAGGTGTTTGGCCGTGCGTCTGGTGAAGAAGTACAATCACAACGTGCAGTTAACGAGCGTAACCTTATCAAGGTTGAGTACGCTGTAATCAGCCGTCATTCATTTGACTACAATGATGACTGGACTGCACCTAGCATTGTAAGTAACGTAGCTACCGAACAAGGTATAGCTCACGCTAAACAGTATGACCGTGCATGTATTACCCAACTCATTAAAGCTGGAGAGTGGCAAGCACCTGCTTCCCTTAAAGCTACAGGTAACTTCTTTGACGGTATTCGTAAAGAGCTAACTGGCTTTGAAGCCGAGGATAATAATGCAGCTAAAGCAGACATGATATTCCAAGCTGCTAAAGATGCCATAGCTGACCTTACTAAGCGTGACTTGGTACCCAACAACGGTGAGTTTGTATTCCTAGCAAGTCCAGATTGGTTTAATATACTTCTAGACCATGAGAAGCTGATGCAACAGCCTTACCAAGCTGATAAAGGTACTAACGACCTAGTGCATCGTAGGCTTACTGTACTACATGGTATACCTATTATAGAAACACCACGTATTACAGGTCAAGCTATTACCGAATCACCACTAGGTGATGACTTCTTACTAACCGAAGAACAAGCTAAAGCAGGCCTACTGCTATTCCACCCACGCTATACACTCGTGACCGTGGAAGCACATGACTTAGAGGTTCGCCATTGGGACGAGCCTAAACATATGTCTCACCACTTAGACTCATACTCAATGTATAACGTTGGTATACGTCGTGGTGATGCAAGTGCAGTTATTGCCAGTGACTAGATAATTGGCCTACAGGGAGTTTCCAATGGAGACTCCCTTTTTTTCATTAAGGGGTGCTATGAAGCTATTAAGGGCAGTGAATAAGATACTAGGGCAAATTGGTGAGAACCCCGTAACGACCGTAGAGTCCAAGAACCCGACGGTATCGGTGATACTACAAGCCCTAGAGGACGAGAATTACGAGACACAAACACGTGGGTGGTGGTTTAACCAACACAAGGTTGAACTTTCCCCTGATATATATGGACAGATAAAACTACCAGAACGAACCATAGATTGGGAATGGATAGACCACCCAACCGAGGTGCGTGGGGATTACCTATTATACACACCTACGATGACGCAAGACTTTAGGAAAGTTAACCTAACCAAAGTCACAGGTATAATAACAAACTACATAGATTTTGAAGATTTACCATATAGTTACAGTGAGTGGGTTACTGCTCGTGCAGGTATTAGGGCTTACAGTAATGATGTAGGTATGGACGATGTTGTAAACTTATTTATCCGTAGGGAAGAAGAAGCCCTAACTGATGTTATGAATAAACACCTACGCCACAAGGAACACAGTACACGTAAATCTAAAATGTACCGACGAATGGTACGTCACAATTGGAGGTAAGTATGGCTGTATTTGAGGGTATCCATGATAACTTACTCCAAGGTGTTTCTCAACAAGTACCCCGAAGTAGGTTACCGGGGCAGCTAACTCTACAAGAAAACATGGTCAGTGACCCTGTTACAGGTTTAAGACGTAGACCGGGTTCCGTACTTAGGTTTACAGAGCTACTACCCGGAGCCACCACAGACAGTATAAAGGCGTGGCGTACAGACATTGCAGGTGTAAGTACAGATTGTGTAATAGATTCAAACACAGGCACTCTACTGATACGAGAGTCTGGTGTAACACATACCTTACAGTCTGACTATTTAAAGGCAGCAGATATAAGAATGTTACGACACGCTTCTGTAGGGGAGAGTCTATACATAGGTAATATATCTAAGACACCTACAGGCACTGTTGACAACACAGTTAAGAAAGACCCTGCAAAGACTGGGTGGGCTTACATACGGGCTTCAGCTTTAAGTAAGCAGTTTGCTATAACAGTTAAACATAGTGGGGGTACATACACAGGAACGTATACAACACCAGATGGCACTTCCCCGTCTCACGTTGGGCAGACAACCCTAGAGTACATAGCCCAAAAAGTAGTCGAGGATCTTAACAGTAAGAGTCCCGGCGTAACTATAACCAGAGACGGTAGTTATATATTCTTTCAAGCTGCGGGTAGTAACACAAACCTAAGTGTAACCACTAACTCGGGCAGTACCTATATAGGTGTCTCACGTAGTAATGAAATTCGGGATAGTTCAGACCTACCGCCCCGGCTACCTAATGCAGCTAATGGTGTGGTAACTGCTACAGGGTTTGCACCACAGTTAGTATACTTTAGGTACGAGTCCTCTAGGGAACGTTGGGTAGAGACTTCTGCGTATGGTTCTATTAATACCATAAACAATATGCCTGTAGAAGTTTACTACGATGTTGATTCGACCTCATGGAAAATAGATGAGGAACCATGGCCGGGGAGGTTGGCAGGTGATGACGAGACTAACCCAGACCCAGATTTTATAGATTGGGGTATAACAGGTTTAGCAAGTTATCAGGGTAGATTAGTTCTACTGTCTGGGCCGTGGGTGTGGTTAAGCAGTACAAAGAACCCAAGAATATTTTATAGATCTACAGTTGAGGATTTACTAGACTCCGACCCCATTGGTGTAGGTTCAAGTTCCGCTACCAGTGCGGCTTTCCAATATGCCATACCCTTTAATAAAGACTTAGTGTTATTTTCAAATGAGTTTCAGGCATTGATTCCCGGGGGTAATACAGCAATAACTCCCCAGAATGTAAACTTAGTAGTCACGTCAACTTACAGTGCAGACCTAACTGCTACACCTATAACACTTGGCCCGAGTCTGATGTACTCTATACCCCGAAGCAGAAACTTCTTTGGTATGATGGAGATGCTACCGTCTCCATATACGGACTCTCAATACATATCACAAGATGCCACAGAGCACATACCTAGATACATGCCGGGTAGGTGTAGGTTTAGTGTAGGTAGTAGCGTAAGTGGTGTAGTTGTGTTTGGTAGTACCCACGACAAGAATGCACTATACGTGCACGAGTATATGTGGGACGGGGAGGATAAGGTACTACGGGCATGGCATAGATGGTCATTTAAATACCCAGTAGCTTATGCTTATTTCAGCGGTGACTTAATTAATATACTAACAATACGGAATGGTGTGCTTGTAGTCTGTACAGTAGACCCACGGTCAGGTCAAGACCCAACTAGTGGTACTACCACAGGTTACTTGGATT